TACCAATGGATTAAGGTACACGCCCGCTCGCGCCACAGATCCCGGCTGGGTTACACTTTCCTGCGCAACAACAATAGCTCGCCGCTCTGCCGTAATTGTCGTTGAAAACAGGCCCACCACTGTGCTCGGCAGCGGATGGAATGGGCGCTCTTGCTCCCGAACCATCATCGGCCGAGTTAGTGGGAACACACTAACTGGCGTTACACCCGCGAAAGTCGCTGGTCTCGGATGATCCGGAGCTTCTTGGAGTGTTAGAAGCGTTCTTCGCTCAGGGCCACTAACATTCGACCCTTGAACGCTACGCCCTGTCACAGGCAATGGATGAAAGGGTACTTCTTGCGCAACGATCGCCGTACGCTTCTCGGGGCCACCAACGTTTGGTCCTTGAACCCCATTCCATCGGCTGATTGAGGGTAACGGATGAAGTAGAGGCACCTCCTGTGGAACAACAACCGCACGGCGCTCAGGGCCGCCGACATTCGGCCCCTGGATACTGCGCAATGTCGCAGGTAACGGATGTCCTGGTTGCTCCTGCCCACGAATCAATACTTGTGTGGTCGGTGGTCCAAACACCGATACAGGGGGCGCTCCGCTCCGAAGAAAAGCACCAGGATGAAGAAGGGGAACCTCCTGTGTAACAATAGCTGTCCGACGCTCTGCAGTAACAACAGTAGGCAGACCTGTTCTAAGGCTTGGGCCAGGATGGACAGGTATTTCTTGTGTAGTAACAAAAGAACGCCGTTCCGGTCCGCCCACATTGGGACCCTGGATACCAATAGAAGTTGCAGGCAGCGGATGAAAAGGCACCTCTTGTAAAGTTACCAAACCACGTCGCTCAGGAGTCCCAACATTGGGTCCCTGAACGGATCTCGTCGCCACCATTGCAAATGGGTGCAAGACTGTTTGTTCTTGTGTAGTTATTATACTTTGTCGCGTTGGATTAAATAAAACAGTTGGCTGTGTAAATACACCGGCAGTAATAACAGGAATAGGATTAATCGGTTGTTCTCTAGTTGTAATTATTATGGGATTTGCATAATTAAATAATGGTGACGAAGTACCTACGATAAAATCATCCACGTCAATCGACGGATACCAAAACGACCACGGGTCTTGCGCCCACGCAAGCAGATCGGTTGGCGATAGATAAACACCGCCCATCATAGTTGCAGCAACATAAGCTGTTGCCGGCCTCGCCCCGCCGGTTTTGTTGCCGACATATCCTAACCCAGACGATTCTACAGCAACAGTTTCCGCCGTTATCGATTGCGTTTGAATTTGCCCAGAAAGCAGGTTCAACGCCAAGAAATTTATAACCGATCCCGTTGTGGCGCTAGCAACGACAAAATATGGCACATTTAGTGATGTGGTAAATGTACTAAAATAAGGCCCTGAATTATTCAACTCTACTCCAAGGGTATTGGTCCCGCCAGAAAGAAATCCCTGCAATCCGCTTGCGCCAATAAAATAAGCGTTATTAGATGGGTTTGATGTTCTTAAAAAAATGGCCGCGCCGGTCATTGACGCGACATTATTGGAGTTAAAATTTGTAAAATTGCTAGCGTCTGATGAACCAGAATAATATGTTGTACACCCTATAACTCCGCTAATTGAATTAGTGGGAGAACCAGACAGCGACGACGATCCGCCCCCTTTGAGGAGGTTTACGAATCCGGTTCCACACGATACGCCGGAAAATTGGCAATTGAGCGACGCGATGTGCGTCGGATCAAACCGTGGAGGCAGCCACAGCGGCGGCCCAAGCTGAGCACGCGCAATCGACAGCATCAGTATTGCACAGCAGTCGGAGCGAACTTGAGATACGGTGCAGTCGTGCCGCCCGCTCCAAGTGTCACGCCGGAATTGTTTTGGATGAGTACCTTAAACGGCAGGGCGGGGATACGAACGAGTCCCCACGACTTTTGCACCGTGGTCACCGCACCGCCAATGGCAATCAGAGGGAGCGGGATGAGGAAGTCAGGCCCGCGCGCCGGGGCCGATGTTGCGATTTCATACGCCGTGCTATCCGGCGTGGTGAGGAACCAGCCAGCAAGCCCACCGCCGGCCGTCGTCGGCGTGCAACCCGCGTTGCCGGCGAAGTAGTAGATTTCCCCCAGGATCGATTGCGAGGTATTCGAGTTAGTGAACACGCCGGACGAACCGTTGACGGACGACACAATGACGCTGCCGTTCGTCAGGCTCTCAAGCTCCGTCGTCATTAGCGAGACGAGCGAGCCGATAAGCCCGTTATTGCCCGATCCTGCGGCCCAGAGGAAATCTGTTGGCATTAGGTGAGCCCCCCAGCGGCGGCGAGGTCATTCATCGTAAACGGCGACGAATACCCATTATTTTGCCACCACGGCGTCACGGTGCCCTGTGCGAGCGCCGTCAGGTTCGTGATGGTCGGCGGCACAAGATAGCCGCCCGTAATCGTAGATGCCCCCAGACCGGCGCCAGCGTTGTATGTGACCGTCGTTCCGCTCGTTGGCGAAATGGCCGCGAAGATTCCATCCAACGAGGCAAATGCACCCGTGCCGGTCAGCCCAGCGACCGTGACATTGCCGCCGACGCCGAACCCAATCGACCCGCTCATTGTCAAGGTGACAACGCCCGTCGCATTGTTATAGGTGCCGCTCGTAATCGTGGCCGATGCCGTGAAATACGTCAGGATCATCCCAACCGGGAGCAATTCGGTATTCGCCGAACCGCCGGCAAGGTTGCCCGTGATTTGGCACAGCCCTAGGATATTCTGCTGATTGTTCCACGATAATGCGTTGAACTCGGTCTTGTCGATGCAGTTCGCGAGCTGGTTGCCGGTGAATTGGATCGAGGTCGGCACCACGCCCGTAATCGTCCAGCCGTTGATGGCAATCAGCTTATTGGCCGTGGTGAGACCCGTCAACGCCGTCCCGACGTAGCCGCTTGGCACCGTCCCGGTATTCCATGCATTGATCAGTGCGGTATAATAAGACATCCCGTCACCTTTCTAGGATCAACTTGTTTCGTGCATAGTTAAGCATCGTCTGTGCACTCGCAGATGTAACGAAGGTCGTCGCAGACTTTACCAGAGTGTACGGCGCGACGCCACCAAAAGCGGTCGGTCGGGGATGTTGGATTGGGATCTCTTGTGGCGGTATAAGAATCATCCGCCGTTCCGCACTACCTACATTCGGCCCCTGTACCCCAACTCTCGTTGTCGGAAGAGCGTGCCAAGGCAGTTCTTGGGGCACAATCGCTGTGAACCCACACGGCGCCCCATTAACAATGTTAACAAATGTGTCCCAGTAAGTTGGTAAATATTCATAGGGATTCCCGCTGCCGCTCGTACCGTCGGTTACAAGTAACTGTCCGCCATTTGCTGCACTAACCATAGCAGCAGCGGCCGGCATATTTGCTAATGTCGTATCGTGTATAAAATAATAAAACTGAGAACTTTGATAATTATACACCCAGGATGGTGGGGTAAAACTAGATAGAGCACTATAACTGTTCTCGTAGGACATGGCCAACGTGACGCCAGGACCTGTGGTCAACGTCAGCCAGACATTTGTCGCAGGAATTGCACCTGTTCCAAGCACAATCGTCTTGACAGTAGGATAGTTAGCGACAATGTAAGAAACAACCGGTTGATATAGTGTTGATATCTGTGTTGTATCAGAAACGTTGTCTATATAAACACCGCTGATCGTAGTGGCAGGATAATCAATAAAATAAGCAGCGATGTCAGCTTCAATAGCCGCTGCGGTCCGGAAGCCACTTAGGACTGCTGTAACATAGATATATACGCTTGAATTAGGAACGGCGGTCCAGTTAGCAAGGGCACTCGTATAGTCACTTATTGGACCGCCCGCAATAGTGCCTCCAGTAATCGTGATAGAACCCAGACCGGCGCCAGCATTAAAAGTAATGGTTGTGCCAGATGTTGTTGGTATTGTAATAAAAGAACCATTGAGAGAATTAAGATTGGCTCCCGTACCGGTCAAACCTGATAAAGTAACCTGTCCACCAACTGTTAGGCCTACTCCAGCAGTTATAGTAATAACTACAATACCTGTACTACTTTGATAAGAGCCCGACGCAATCGTCATCGGCACATTGGGGCCAGATGCCGGGTTTAATATGATTGTGCGAGGAGGGCTCGTAGCCTCATACATACCCGCAGGACTTGCACCGGGATACCAGGCTGTGCCAGAAAGTGTGGGATATCCGTAGCCAGGGATGGTTATTAACATGATATTACCAACATCCCTTGGTTATCAGTCGTCGCTCTCAATTATCTCCATCTCAGCGCCAACACGGTTTGGATCAGCGTGTAACAGGTGTACGGCACGGAACTCATCCACCTCTACCGACTTCAACCATCCCCAAAAATCACCACTTGATGGGCAATCCAGCTTCTTTCTACAGGCAAGACACCGGACAACAAGATGTCTAGTAATCTTTTTCTTGCGCCCGTTATCTTGTAATACAAATACTTCCATATTTGCTGACACGTGTTACTTAGCCACCCATAACTGATCCGGTATTTTTAATAGCCGCCGCCTGGGAACGTGTTTTATGCACCTGGGCCTTCATGACATCTTTAAAAAGATCAAGCTCCCCTAGCATGGTTGTCATATTTTCATGTTCGGCCACAGAATAGTGATGCAGCCATTCCCTATAATCGGACGAACAGCCAATGATCACAGCGTCCGTGATTTCACCAGCCCGTACTTTGGCCAAAAGCGTTGTCAATATTCGAATTAGATCAGGATTCGGGTGCGACGTTTGAAGTTTTTGTGTAATAATATTTGCAGCGTTGTTCATTTGGATATTCCCCGCTAGTTTTATGTGGAAGATTACTCTTCCACAGTGACTTCATAAGAGGTCAGCGATGCGTCCGTACCTTTGGTGTTCCGACACGAAACCTGTCCGGTTAAGACACCGGTGACAATCCACCACGGATTTGCCAGAGGCATAACGATCATACCAACACCGCCTTGGCTATTCCAATCTGTTGCGAACAGATTACCTGCGGGGTCTGTCGGTGCTACACCGCCACCCGTCCATGTGCCCACGCGTGTTGTGAACGATGTATAGGCAGGCTGGTGATAGGCAGACGTAAGCGCAGTAAATGTGCCCGCCTCAATAGTCGTGGGACGATACCAACGAGTCCGGTAACCGGTTGAAGTCGTTGCCGAACCACCCCAGGCGATTGCAACAGCCTTGCCAAAGGCACCCGTTCCCGTGCTAGAATCCCAGTTCCAATTACTAAGGGTAACATTGGGTGTGAACTGGCCGTTACCTGCTGTCATTGTGGGCATATCAGTTATCCTTTCGTGCAGGGGTTACTATGCCCCAGATCCTCTCACTCACACCCGCTGCATCTCTTCCCAGCGTGTCTCGACAAGCTTTTTAAAGTTGCGACATCCAAATTGGATGGCTTCTTCTGCACAGACCACGCAAAGCGGCGAATCGCACGCCTTGCAAAAGCCACCGTGTGCTCGCCACTCTACCTTGCGAACAGACGCTTGACAATGAGAACAGCCGACAAGATCATCTTCTTCCAGGCGTCCCCCACTTGCTCGATTGTCATTTAAATAATAACCAGATCCATTGAATATACTACGAAGCTTTCCGTCATTGATTCGCATTTGCTCCTCCCGCTTACCAGTATATCCCGCCACGGTACCATGGATTTGTCACTCTGCGCGGTCCCGGAACATAGCGCATCGTCCGAAACGGTGCCGATGCCGCCCAGTAGGCTGCACCATACTTAGTCTGTGCGAAATACTGCCCTTGTGTTGATGCAGGCGCGTCATAATCGGCCGATACGGTCACCGTACCTTCCGACGCGACGTTGATGCGCCCTACCAGGGTAGACGAGGGCTGGCCATTCAATGGCGCATTAAGTTGGCAAATATGCGCCGTAACCATGCCGAGAAGCAAAAGCTGCTGGCTAGGATTATTGACAGGCCCCGATCCATCGTTACGATGGAGCATCGTGGCTTCAATAAAGTATTGGTCCACAAGTAAAGGGTCAACATTCGAAAACTCTGGATATCGCGCTATCCAAAGCCCGTAATCGAATGCGACTGAAACTCCCATTTAGGCAGCTTCCTCTTTGGCGTTGAATCTCTTAATACCACGAAATGCTCTGGGCAACTCCTCTGGATCAATGGGCTCCAACCCCGATTTCTTTTTTTCAAGCTCTTTAGCCTGACCGACCGCATGGTCGTGAGACTCATAGGCAAATACAAGTTTGTTCTGGACAAACGTGGAATCTTTGTTCTGTTCCTGCCACGTTTCGTAAAACTCACGAGGCACATTCGATGTTAACGCATAACCCCCGATAATCGTATAGGTTGGAAGACTGCCGGTCGCGTAAGCAGGCCCATGAATAGTGATAGAATCGCCTACCTGTTCGGAAACCTTGACGGTGCGGCTGTGCAAAGGCCCGGATTCCGGACGCTCCACCATCTTGAAGACACGAAGAATGAGTCCGTTGGGAATCTTGCATGCAACTGTGACTGAATCAGACGAACTGGACCGTGCAGGGGACGGCATGGCGCTCTTTACCGCAGCCGCTGCTTCCTCTTCCGAAGGAATCACCTGGGACTTTGCAGTCAGAGCATCAAGCTTAACGCGGCGATCTTGAGGGTTGTCGGTATTGGACATCTATATTTCCTAAGCGACTCTATTCTGTTCCAGGCCTGTGCGAACCTTGCCCTGACGACGGGCTTCTGTTCTAGCCTCTTCTTCCGTGGCTCGTGCGAAAATCATCTTCTTTTGAACGAATGTGGCGTCCTTGTTTCGTTCAAGCCACTCTTCCCACACATCGTCCGGAATCACAGTAATGGCAAAGCCTCCCGGACGCTGGGAAGGATCTTCGACCTGCATCGGCCCTGTGACACAGATGTCTTGGTTGAATCGCACACCATTTGGGATCTTACAGGCAACTGCAACCATGATGACACACCCGCTAGAAAAGGAGAGGCCCCAGGTAAAGGCGGCACGCTCCTACCTGGGGCCAAATGCTCGGGAGAAGCACACAAAGCAGGGAAGAACTTGGCGCTTTAAACTCCGAGCATTTATACGCCAATCATCGTGGCGATTGCGAAGGGTTGCCGTAGCACTGTACCCCATGTCCCAGCTACCAGTTTCTGCCGGAACGAAGACAGTTGCCTTACGATCGGCTGCGCATGCATTTTCTCGTTGAAGGCACAGAACCCGGTCGCTTGCCCCTCGATCTCTTCGACCAAAAGCTGAACCACGTTTCCTGCAGCATTACCCTGCGGGTTAGACGCATTGGTCACGCCATACTGCACGGCCGTCTCGAACCGAATGCTGGGGAAGTTCTTCTTCAAGAGGTCCGCCACATTGACATTGAAGGAGTTCGTTGCCGTGAGCGCCACTTCAGAGGCCGGGGACATGGCGAGGACCAGCTTCGAGTCCACTTCCACGAGGCCCTGAGTCTGGATGACCAGCTGATAGAACAGCGATTGGATGTCCGTGAAAACCTCATTAGCCGTCGCCACAACGACGCCTGACGAAGAAATCCACTTCGTTCCACCTGCTGCCTTCGTTGCCGGCGTCAGTGATGCCGTGAGGTTCGGATCATTGAGCAAGCCATAGTTCTGAAGTCCCTGCACCCCGAAGGCATAGGTCAGATTCATGAACTTGTTGGTGATCGTCGCTGCTGCTGCGTCGATCTCGCTCACCCAATTGATGCGTGCGAGGCCCGCACGGGCCAATTCTCTGTCACCATACTCCTTGATGACCTGGAACAAGTAAGACTGCCGCTGGGGCCAGTTGGTGTTGACGCCGGCACGGCCGTTTTCGGCCCAGTCCCCGTAAGACGACACTTCACCCGTATGTTCCACGGTGGGGAACATCGTCGTATCGTCGAGCCATGTGCCCTTTCGAACTTCACCCAGGATGATCGCCATCTTGTTCGGAGCGAACAAGATCTTGAAAACCTGGGGATCGATGAGCGTCGTCAGAAACGCAGGAACCGCCGAGTTCGGTGCCGTCACCAAAGGCAATTGCACACTATCCATTGCCAAACGATAATCGCGCTTAAACTCTTCCGGTGTAAACGCGACTACATCGGGCAGTGTGACGCCCATTTCCTGGTAAAACGGGGCGACGGAGTCCCACGCCGCTTTGGCTTCACGGAAGTTCATGCGGGTTCTCCTTAGCCCAGAGCCTGGGCGCTAATCTTAATTAGCTCACCTGTTTGTCCGCCAGACATCGCATACCATTTAGTTTCGACATTCGTCTGATAGCCGATGGTCGTTTGTGTGACGGTCTGCGTGTTATTCAGGTAGTAGGTCCCCGTTCCTCCAGTACCCGTACCAAGTTGTGTGATGTATGTACTTGTGGCAAGTCCGCCGCCACCCGTGCCCGATAGTAACTGCCCTGGCGCAAGGTTTGTCGTCGAGATCGTACTAGTGACGTTTAAGACGCCGTACGTGCTCGTCAAACTCGCCGCAGCGACCGTTTGTTCTGGGATATTGAGCAAATAGGTACCCGTACCACCCGCCGTACCCGTCAACTGGGTTACAATGGCAGTACCCGTCACCATGCCCGTTCCACCGGACAACTGGCCGCCAACTGTAAGCGTGCCGGAAACAACGGCCGTTACAGACATCGTATTGCCGGCGATAGATCCGGTAAACGAGGCACTCGCCGCCGAGATAGACCCGTTACAGGTGCTCACCGAAGCAGAGCCAGGATTTGCAAACGTAGCCTGCCCTGTCGCAAGGTTCGCATAGCATTTCATGCCCTGCACAGCCTGCGAAGTACCCGCATTCTTGACGAAGAAGTCTCCGTTACTGAACACAGTAACCGGAAAACCAGTCGGGATAAGCATTCCCGATGCTTGCAGATACGTGGGGATCAAGCCCTGCTGAGCGCGGCCCACAAATCCCAAAACAGCAGCGTTTCCAGGAGTTGTCGTAAGAAACGACGGGACGCCGTTGAAGGAATTGGTCACCTGCTGCGATGTATCATCCACATCGAAGTAGTTATTGGCGTACCAAACGAACCGGCCAATCGTTACACCCGGCGAGGCCGCAACAAAACCACCTGGCCCAGCGATAACCGAGTAACGCGGATTCGTATCGCAGAAATCGCCCTCAACTCCCGGCGAAGGCTGAACATTGATCTGATTAGGAAAGTCACCCATGAGACCAGACTCCCTTAAAGCTGCTTAATTCGGGAGATGCCGGGGGTCAGACTATCCACCAGCTTCAACGCGTTTTTGCTCGGACCCATATTATTCGCAGAATCCGCTGCCGCGACGGCACTGTGCCCAGACCGTGCGCCAGACGTGCCCGGCCGAGGAGTCATCTCCAGGATCTTCTTCCAAGCGGACGGATGAACATCCTCGACATCAATCTGGAGAGCGTCCAAGGCGATCTTATATACTTCCTCGGGAGACTCTGCTTCATCGAGCGCGGCGTCACCAACCCATGGCATGACAAAACGCTCTGCGACACGAATCTGCCGGCCCAAATCCAGCGTACGGCGCGTCGCATCCGCGACCGCACGATCTAGGGCAGCATCCATTGCCTTCTTATCCACCATACCGCCTCCAGGCTTGGGCATTCCCTTGAATGGAGGAGGGCCAGCCTCCGTGTCAGTAGCACGCTTCTTGTGCTTATCCATCACGTGCTTGCCCTTCTTGTCAGCAGCCCTCCTGTCCCGAGCGTGCTTGTCTGTTGCCCGCTTATCCTTGGCGCGATCGTTGGTCTTCTCCATCTCCTCGCGCGTTTTTTCATTATCCCGACGCTCCTGGGCAGTTTCCTCACCGCTTTCGTCCTCTGCCTCGTCTTCTGCGTCGGCATCGGCTTCGTCGCCAGCGTCGTCCCCATGCATAATCCGGTGGACATGCTCCATGTCTTCGTCGGACACCTTGCCCTTGAGGAAGTTCTTGAGTCGCCCGATAGGAGTTTTGTCCTCGGCGTCTTCCTCTTCCTCGTCCTCCCGCTCCTCTTCTTCTTCCTCTTCGTTCCCACCTTCCTGGTGATTCTCTTCTTCGCGCAGATGCTCAGCCTGTTCGCCGCCAGCCTCGCTCTCCGCGCCCTCTTCTTCTTCGTCGGAGGTCTCCGACTCTTCACCAAGAGGTGGGGCCATCTTGGAGACAGTCTTACATTGCTGATGGGTAGCTGTGTCCTGTTCCATGCCATGACTATCAATCATGTCAAGGAGTTCTGCAACCTCACCAATGGTGGCATCAGAAGCCAGCTTCGGCTTCAGGAGCCGAAGGATGGTTCGCTTCTTTTGGGGGAAGTTCTTGGCGGTGACGCCGACAAAAATCTTGTTCAAATCGAGTTTGGCGTCTTTCGCCAGGACCTTGGGACGCTGTAGATGCGATGCCAGGACAGCGATCCCAAGCGCGGCCTGCCTAGACATCGTAGGGGTCTTTTGCTGCCGTAGCTGCATAGTTTTTTCCTTTAAACCTCGGGGAGAACCTTTGGAGTCTCCGACAACGATGTCTTTTTCCAACAGCGCAGGATCCAAACCCAATGCCTCAATCGCAGCACGCGGGGTTCTGTACTTAGCCTTAAGCGCTTCGCTGAACTTTCCCATCGCTTCGGTGTCTCATGCTCTTTATCGCGTGCTCCAGGAGGACCCAAGCAACGTCTTCCGGCACGATCAACGCTCTATCCCCTACTGCAACATCAGATCCCGCACGACCTTCTTTAACAAGAGCGACGTGGTTGCCAACAATGTCCCGCATCACACCATCGTACGGCTCACCCTTGAAAGTACCGGGAGTCATATCAGGTGTATAGCGGTAGCCGCAAGAAAGTTCTTTCTGTTCCCCACTCTCAATCAACTCTACAGCATGTTCCGGCCAGATTACCAGCGAATTTCGCAGGTACGGGTAAACAAATTCGGCGTCCGTTCCCGTCGCGCCGATTACAAGATCGCTGGGATGATCATCTGCCGTGGCGGCCTGATGTTGCAATAGTAACGGAACACCATTATAAGAATCTACTGCTTTTTGCAATTCTTCCGGATCACGAAGAAGTTTGTATATTTTATTAGGCTCCAGGCCGAGTATCTCGTACCCAGGAATTTCATGGCCATAGTATGGATTGACACAGGCCTTACTTATGTTGGTCACGGCAACATGAAGCCGTCCGTCCGGATCAAATGATCGTACCGACTTCTTGTCCTTGGCAATACGTAAGGGCATATTATCTGATGCGCGAAGATTCATATTGTCCAAGACCGCGCGAAGGCCCGGATGAACCGGCTCGGGAGGATCGTGTAAAGGCGCCCATGCGTAACCAGTATGCTCAGAATCCAAGGTTGGGATGAATTGATTTTGTATATCGGTACGAAATGTCGTGAACGTTACACCCGGAATGGTCTCTCCTGAATAAATCTTGGTCAAATCACCTTCGGCAACCCAGCCCGTTTCTTCACGGGTTTCACGAATGGCGCAAACATCCAAAGGCTCTTTGTCCTCGCACTTTCCTCCAGGAATACACCATTCTCCAGAATGATCGCCCTCTTTACTGCGCTTCAGGAAAAGCGCAGTCTGATTGCTGGCAACGATAAGTATCCCAGCCGCGACGATCTTTGCGTCAGCGGCTTTTTTAGATGAGCGCCGGCCACCCATGGGAATGGCCGACGATGGTGCTAGGGCGAGGGGGGCGTTCACTTTTTAGTTAAACTCCGCCACCGGGCACAAAACAACGGATATAATACGTATCCGCTCCTTGGCGAACATACCAAACGATAGCCTCTCCTACTGGGTTACCAGCATTATGTACAATTGATTCCGGTGGTACTTTTCGCCACTCCCCTTCGATAGGTACCCAATAGCCATCGTTGCGAATATCGTAGGTAGTATAATGCCCATCACTAACATCGCAGCAGGGCACACCATTAGGACTACGAACACTCTTGAACCAACTCCTGACATTATCAGGGATACCCTTGGGATAAACTTCTGACCACTCTGCCGCAAGCTGCGGGGTCATCGTCGCCCGTGCATAAGACGCGAAAGCCAATAGACCCAAAAACACAAGCGCTGCCCCGATCCGTCTTTTGGGCCATTCACGACGTGCTTGCTGATTCTTGTAGGCATCGAGAACAAACCCACCGAGTCTTATGATTCTTATATACGCCGTCTTTCGTGCACGACGATTATTCCGCCACAGCCTATGTGCTAGCGGTAACCAGCGTTGTTCTTCAAATAAAAAGCCCACGATGTTGCTCCTATATTTAAAGGCGCGCTCCACGCCGATCAGGCCGCCGAGGGGAGGAGATAAAGCTACCCGCCAGCGTGGAGCGCTAGACCGCGAACAGGAGGGCGGGGACACTCCTATCCGCAGTCATTCCTTTCCCCTATTGGGGATTCTGTCTGCCAACCGACATGGCCGCCAAAGAAGCGCCATCGATCGTAGCGGCTTTCGGCACATCTACAACCGGTACACTTTTCATTGCACGGTTGAACTCGTCCCGACATTCTTTCCTGAAACGCAAAACCTGCACCTCTTCGCCCCGATACATCTGCCCCAGCATGCCCCCAAAGTTTCGGCACGCCGATTTGAGGATGATTTCCCCAGGGATTGCGCCACAGGAGTTAACAAGGCCATTGACCATGACGGAGATTACTCCTCCCACAAACTCGTCCACAGCCTTCAGGGCCGCAGCCTGGGCGTCAACCACATTTACCGGTGGGGCAACCGCTTCAGGCGCCTCTGTTTCATGGCCGTTTACTTTGGATACTTTTTCCATTGTCTTCCCGCTTCTTTGGTTTGTTACACAACGTTTGTGATAACTGGTCTTCCCACGCATCTACAGTTGATCAATTCCCCAGGGTGAATGTACCGTTTCTCCGCAGGATCAAACCAGCCTTTCAGTACATCGTACTTATTCCCGGAATTTGCAACATGCGTCGGCCGTGGTTTTTCCCCCAAGCCTGAATGCACCCATACAGCTTCACGAACCCCGATCTCTTCGTGACGTATCTGCACTAATGCAGATGTCGCCCTGGAATTTTGATCACGTACCCAAAGAGCTACATGACGGCGCATAGTTTTGGTTGTAACTTTCATTTCCTCAAGAACACGGGTGGCCCTGCCACCTAACTGTGCTGCCCGGTCTACGATTCCCTGCATCTTGTCGAAAAACGTCTGGGGAATGGCTCGAACCAGCGTTTCTACGGCCGATGCAGTAGCCGAGAGACATTCTCGGACCACAGATGTCGTCCGAAACTTGGCATAAATTCCTGCACCGCCCAAGATCCGTGTTAGCGCCCCATCTACCCGTGTCCGTACGGAACCAGAGTACCAGCGCGCAATGTCTGCGGCAAGTGTATAAAACTTCTTGGTCCAGCGTTTGGATAAACGTTCCAGAGCTTCTCGCGGAGCACGATCCCCCGCAAAACCCTCTATGAACCAGGTCTCTGGAGGATCTGTTCTATAAGATGTTTCAATCCAGTAAAAAACACTGCGCTGCATTTCATCGAACAAAGATAATACCCTTTTTCGTAATTCCATCTCTATGGCCACGCTTGGATGAATGGGCCTAAGCACATGCTCAAACTTCTTTCGCGTTGTCTTTCTCAGAGGTATTGCCAGGATGATTCTCCTCTTTAGGATCACTTATTCCCGCTGCTTTTAGGGCCAGAGGATTTGGCCGTCCACCGGCTGGCTCCAAACCCTCTGCTTCTTCGACAAGAAGTTCAGGCACATCCTCTACGTCGAGCGACGTATATGGCGAATCCCGATCTCCAGCAATTCGCTTCCTGATTTCCAACGAAGATAGAACACCTGCGTCGAGCAAATGCACATCGGCATCTGCATCGAGCTTACGCTTGTTAGCCAAGGCAGTTTCGTCCAGACTCCACAATGGTGCAAAGTTAAATACAATGGTCTCGTCTACCTCTCCCCAAAGATTTAGCATTGCAAAATGAATGATTCTTGTTAGATTAGGTCTGAATAAAACTTCTTGGCACGCCTCGATCCAATCATAGAAGACCCGAATTTCGCCTTCGCTGGAAGCATTCAAGCCCGAAGGGGTGATGCCTGTGAGAAAGATCAAAGGCACCCGGCAGACGGTACTATTGTGAACAAGTAATCCGTCTGCAAAAAATTCTTGAGGCCATCCTTCTGCAACTTCAATATTATATACCGGTTGTTTTGGAACTTCGATCACGTTTACGAGCGTAACTGGCACGCTGACCGCATCTGCTAGAACAGAATCGTGTGTGGCTAAGTTTACTGGTAAAGTCTGCACTGCACTCAATGCATTGTTTATAATGCGTGCTCGGAGTCCATCCACTACGAATCCTCCAGGCACGCCACTTACAGGCAACGGAACAATATCGGGCGCGAATGGCAAGATCTGAACGATACGATATTTCGTATTGATTACCGCAGACTTCACATACTTTTTTACATTTTTCATTAGAGACTGGCACATCGAATCCGACTCTAACGTGTTGCGCGTGGTGTACTTTGCGCGATAGAAGTTCAAGATTGTCCCAGCTATTGTTGTGTCCATCACCGTCTTTGTGATGAACGTCATAGCCCTGCGGAATAGGCCCCTTGTGCGCCTCCCACATGACATGATGAAGATTGCCCCCAGCTTTTGAATTATGGAAATAACGGGGGTCACATGTCCACCAACGCCCTCGCCATGCGACAGATTCTCCATATTTCCCTGGTTTTTTGTTTTGAGAGCGAGTAGGTGGTGGGAACGATTTACATTCCGCGCACTGACAAACTCGCTTATCGACTCCACCCATACAGGATGCTCCTCCGTTACCCGCAAAACAGCCCCACCAGCCTTGATCTCTACCAAAGATTCTCGTGTATCTGTTACACCTACCCATTTTATAGGCGCAAAACCAACACGCGTTAGTACACGATCATTTGTAGTCACGTCTTTGATCGCTATCAGGCCGCGCGTCGTTGTGATCAAGGCTTCTGCGGGAAGGCACATATGCTCTTGAGTCTGTGCTTGCAAAGCATCAAGACTACCAAGAGGTGCCGATACGTTTTGGAAAAGTTCCGAATCCTTGTCAATCAGCATCAAACCACGGTTGTCGCGCATCAGATTAAACAAATCGGCACGTTGAAATAATTGCTCACCCCCAGGCTGAAGCGTCTCAGCAATATTCGAAGACAGCACGAACACGCTAAATGCGTGGACAATATCCGCCACGGATTGACGTGTCCGAATCCAGTTATCTACGTAAGGCTTCGCCAGTTGCGAAAGAGATATGCCTCCAAATGAATAAGCAGGCTTCAAAAGATCGGGAACTTCCCGCATTGAAAATTTGAGCAGCCGAGATGCGTGAATCTCCTTGCCCATGACAAACCATGTCTCAGGCGTGTACCAATTGTCCGACAAAGGATCGCTAGCATTATAGCTGGTTGGATAACACCAAACCGGCTCGACGACCTTTAGTTTTCTAATATGTTTCTTGTTTTTCTTGAACTTCTGCTTCGACATCGCGTCACGGCCATTGCCAAGCGAAGTTTTTAGTTCCTCCGGGCTATTAGTGTCTCCAGTGTCAATGTATAGATGAGATCGCCCGAAATAACCGTCCAACATGGCCGCACGTCGGAAGCAGTCTCGCGCCTGAAGACGATCTAACTCTTTTTCCAAGTCAGCAATCTTCTTAGCCTTCTCCTCGTCCTCACTGTCGGTTGACCGCAACTGTATCCACTTGCGAGTCATCTGCGTGGCGGTTATTTCCACCATAGCCCGATATTCGGGGCGCTGCGCTAACGCAGAAAGAAATGGGTAACCAGGAAATTCCAGGCCTTCGGCAAATATGCTGGATATCGCGAGGCCTGTGCCTGCAAGCTGATTCCAATCATCCTTGGCCCAACCGGAAACGGCTTTTATGCTCGCGATGCTTTCATCAGCAGCGTTTCCAGATACCTTTTCAATGCCAGGAGGATGTGCGCTGCGCGTAGACGCGAAAGGGTCTACACGAAGATGTGATTGGCTTGCGACCTGTTTCGCCCGCGCAAGCGCCGCCTGCCAGTCTAGCGGGCCTTTGTCCAAGGGGGCCTTCTCAGCGGGATCAGGCACGATATTTGGCCGTCATGGGCTCTTCGACTTCTCCACCTTCTTCGAAGCCGTCACGGGCGCCTGCCTTCGCAGAAGGCCGTGCCCCAAAGCGGCCTGTCCGCTTGCTACGGCGTACCTTTTGCCGGATCGACTCCACCGAAAATTCCGCACCGGAATTTTCCCCCAAGTGCTTCTTTTTGCGCTCGACACCGAACTCTTTTTCGTCCTCCACGTCCATCATGCCCATGCCGGGATCGTCGTCCTCGGATTCACGGGATTTGTTGAGAGCGATGGCGACGGCTTGCTTCTGGGGCTTACCCGCGTTTTTTTCTACCTTTATGTTATGACTCACAACCTTTTGGGACTTGCCCGACTGCAGCGGATCGTTTGCCATTTTGGCGCCCAATCCACTCGGCTTGGCATCCCGTGCGAACGAACGGGCTGCAAGGCAGGTGTTACACTCGCACATGTAGCTCATTCGTTGGCCTCTGATTTAAATAGATCCACGCGGGTGGAGATGGCACGATATACCGTAATTTCTGCGACTTGGCCATTGTCAATTAGCACAGGTTGTTCTGCGCCCGTAATCCATACTAAAGTACCACTATCTTCAACACGAACCGATATACGTACTGGCTCCAGTTCATCCGTGAAAGCCGTCATAGCGAATCGTTTCTGCGGGTGCTTCCGTCCCATGTCCCACCTCCAGCATTACACGACTTCCTCAACGTCTTCTGCCACCATAATTGGTTGAGAACGCAGGTGGAAAGGGATTCCTGCGCATCGGCACAGCGGCCCTTGCCAAGATCTCGGGTGTGATTTTCATCGGCTTCCCTGCCGTGATGGGCCAGTAAGCCATCACAATAGCGTCCGCCAGGTTCGGAGAGCGCATACCATCTGGGCGTTTATCGATGACCAGTTTCATGCGGCTATTGTAGGAGGCCGTAGGCTGCGAAAGCTCCTTGATGATTTTCTGGATCAACGGAAGACTCGAAGGTAAAGAGATAAGATCATCCACATCGAACGTGAAATTGGGATCCGTCAGCGCACGGTACGTGTGCTCGAAACGCCGGGCCAGATTCCACCAAGCCTGGGCCTTGAGGTTGAGGTAGAAATCGCTGTTCTTTGGGGAGTTCTTGTCTCCTGGGACAACCCGCCGATCCTTGAACAGGACCTGTGCCCCTGCATTCCAGGGCACAAAGCGCAGGCCTCGCGGGATCTTCTTTTCCTGCGCGAGGCGGTTCCCCTCGGCCTTTACGCCTGCGCCCATGCCGACAGAATCGTACTGCAGGTCCACGGGGCATTTGTCACGTAAGGCCGCTACAGCCGTGCGTGTGGTGACGCCTGTGTCGCGATCACCCCATTCCCGGACCTCGCGAAGGATCACACCCTTGCGGATGGCAAGCGCTGTCGTATCGCCGCCCTCATCAGCAACGTCGAGACCAGCTACCCAACCCCCTGTGTCGTCAAAGCCCAACTTTAGGTGCGCGTCTACGGCGCTGCGCACCCATTCGCTGTTGATGATCACGCCTTCGATAGAGGCGGAATAGTCCCGATCGATTTCCTGGGCGAACACATGAAGAAGGCCTTCTTCCGTGGCTTTCTTCTTACGACCATCGTACCATTCCTGGGTTTTGGCAGGGTGGTCGCTCCAGTCCATGACGAAAACGCGAACCTGACTTTTGGGATAGTCTTTGCGCTCGGGGGTCCAATCCACGCCGGATTCACGACGGCGGTGGAAAACGTTTCCTGGGGCACCGACTGAGGAAATATCTACTTGGATGAGTGCGTTGTCGGATAGTGCGGCTTCCACCATTTCGGCGTACTTATAATGTGCCGAATTATGAGTAACGATACAGTGGTCAGTTAGGTACAAACCATGTGGAGCATCTACAGAGATACAACGGACTGGACCGCGCCCAACCGCAGTCACGCCAACAACTTCCCTTGTACAGCCTCCGCGAGATTGGAGGAATAATTCTTCATCTGGATGGAAATCCTCATCAAATACTACAGGAGCATGCGTTGGTACTATATACTTACGTGTGGGAAGATTCTTTGCAATATCTAGTGTAGATAATGTAAAAGCCGCTCCGGGCCTGGAATGTGCCATAGTCCATAGATGGCCTGGACTACATTCCACAGAAGTACCGTCGTTAAAAGTTACTCGATAAATATCGTAAACCCCACAATCTTTTACTTGTGTAACGTTGTGTGCGAGTCCGTCTTCCCCAATAACACGTGATCCCACAACCATGTCCGCCATGGTCTGGTAACCTGCCGGGGTCAGTATTTTAGCGGTACCGGGCTGCGCTTCATCTTTGAAAAATACTAACGATCTACCTCCACGCCCGATATTCTCACCCGCGTCCCCCGTTATAACCGCCTCAGACTCCGGGTTTGATATCCTCATATAAGATAAATGTTCCCTTGCGGAAAATCCCTTGGGAAGAAACTCCCGAGGAATATTACGGAGAATGATTCTTATCTTCTCCAAAATCGAGCTAGGATCGCCGCGTTTGTCAACGAGGTCTGCGTCGCGGCTACCCCAGCCAATGGCGGCGCCGGGCCAGAACAAGAAAACCCAAACAGAGAATAAACAGCAGACCCATGTTGCCCCCATGTCACGGGATTTTTCGACAAGACCGGATTCCTGGTCCTGCAGGAGTTGATACAAAAACTGTATAAACTCTTTTTGCCTGCGGAACGGCACAAAAGGTATTTTAGTTAAATCCTGGTCTGTGCCGCCTGCGGCACGGGGTTCCGACACAGTTCCCCAGTGAGACACGAAATCCAGGGGGTTCGTTCGATAATATTCCTTGGCGCCCACCAGCAGAGCCGGATCTGAGCGTATCCGCAGAAGGCGCTTTTGCCGACGCGCAAACTCGTCTACGTAATTGGCGGGGGGCCAGGGCTCCTTTTCCCGGCCCCGCAGGATGCGGTCCAGTAGGGCCGGATCTAAAGTCTCGTTCATATTCCACCCGCTCAGTTACTTCGCCCGCCTACGCCACTAACTTATGACACTCTCTTACGATACAGATATCATAAAATCCGCCGCAGCCTTCAGCAGGTCATAAAATATAACCAGCGTACCGATAATACCAACAGCGGCCAAGAGAACAAAAACCGCTGTTGATAACTGCATGTTCTTGAAGCTATTACTCATGCCACCTCTTCGGAACGAGACACCTTTAGGTACCTGCGGCGGTTACGCCGACACGATAGGCATAGCCCGTTCCAAACGTCACGGACGTAATCCTGACACGAAAGTGTTTGGCGATGATATTCTGATTGTTGACGGAACCTACCGTCGATATCGTTAAAACTGAGTACCAGTTCGATCCGTCCATGGATCCTTCCAATACACCCGCGATGGCAGTGATTGTTCCGCCGATAGCGATAACGTTCGCCGTCCAACTGGACCGAGGAGCGCCGTCAGGAAATGACCGCATCGGGCTGATGTCCGCCATGGGACGATCCGCGTCATAAGCATTATGCCAAGACGCATGAATCATCGGCGTCTGAACTTTTTGCACGTCTTTAGTTGTTTCTGCCATTTTATCCTCCAGAAGCTAATACCCGTATGGTATAGCCGTTGCCTTGAATGAAGTTGTAGACGCCACCTATCTTGATCATGGTAGCAGGTATTCCGGATGTGAAAGTCCCGGACCAGAAGTTTGCCGGCTGGAACCCTATAGCTCCAATGTTGAACCAATTAATCCGATCGCAGGACCCCATCAATTCGCCGCTGAAGATATTGCTCCCACTGAGGGAATACCCTGCCCCACCCACGATCGTGATATTAACGATAAACTTTCTTCGTGGGCCGTCGCGGAACACCATGATCGGTGTATCGGGACCTGAGCCCTGGTCAGGAAGACCTGTGTTGGGATCGTTGTAACCGGCGCCTGTGGCATTTTCAACGAGGATGGAATCCTCCCAGAACGGATCGGGCTTTCCTGCGGGGATAAGATAGGGATGCATCAGGGCACGCCAAGTGGATCAAATGGAAGAGAAGTGTCTTGATAAAAAGAATTTCCACGCAGCGGCACAGGCTCTACTGGAATGGGCTGAGGCGTATTCGGATCCACGGGCTTGTGCGGATCATAAGGCAGGGCCATTCCGGCTGGGGGCTCCCCCCAATCGCCGGGCGGGTATATCGGCTCAAAACTATTGGGCGCAGTACGTCCCGGCGCGACACCTTGCATCGATCCAGGTGTCCCGAACGTATCGGCCCCAGACGTATCCGCCCCTAACGTATCATCCACGTAATCCACAAAACTCATGGATTTCTATCCCGTCCAAATGTGGCATTGCCTTCCAGCCGATTTATTCTTGCATTTATACTATCCATTTCCCGCATGATCAAAATCTGTGTCGTACGGGCGTCGTGAGCCTCGATCTTGGCTTTGGACAAAGCGTTCGTAGTAGAATCGATACGTGTACTAAGGAAAGCTACTGTAGCAAACATCCCGCCCACGGAGCAAGCCGCAGCAAGGAGCGCCATGAGTACCGGCCAGCGTGCCAGCATGTTTTCCAGCCTATCGACCATTGATGTAACAACCTCCTTGTTCACAACGACGCAAGCGCAGTTCATGATCCATAATTACTTCGTTCAGTCGTTTCATCTCTTCGTCTCGACGTTTTGTTATTATTTCTATAAATTGCCTGAATGTTTCCATAGTGCCACTTACATTAGCCTTCATTTCAATCTGCATCATGTTCACGGATATAATTTGCTTGTTCATCTCATCCCATTGGGAGTAAAGACGGTTGAACATAAAACCGCCGATACTTAGGGCAATAAGGGTCAGCGTCGGTAAAATAATTCTTGCGGTAACGACAAGTATCTTGTTGTCTATGATATCTTTGTCATCTTTGATCATGGAGTGGGGACACCTATGTGGGATTCAATTGAATTGAGCCGCAATATTATATTATTTTGGCGATCCTCCACTACGACAAGCTTGCGCGTGCCGTCACGATCTAGTTCATCCAGGCGACGAGCAAACTCATCCAGGCGCTTCACGAACTCATCATTACGGGCAATCTCGATGTTGGCGATCCGGTCGATGTGTACTCCCCATATGCCAAGGCCGAGCAATTGCCCGGCCAAGAACACACCAATCGTCACTGCTGCGGAGAAGTTCAGCCCGTAGTCACCGGAGGACACCATGACTTAGCCCGAAGTTGTTCACCGGAATGCCTGCCATTCCGAGCAGCACAGTCGCCACATAGATTACCACCACCACAAGGATGATTACCATCAAAATCCGAACGACGGTGGCAAAAGGTTCCGCGAGCGGAATCAGGGCAAGAAGCTGCTGGCACCCCCACCAGACCACACCTACGATGACGCAGAAAAAGATGAGTCCGATGAGGGTACCGATCATGGCGATGTTCCTGGCTTTGCAGTGGTGCCGCCCAATGCGGCATTGTTGGGGGCATTCGGATTGAGATGCTCGATAACGTCGATAGTGGCCTGAAGCAGGTCGCTGCCGCTGCGAGTCATCAGGGCCTGGATCGCCTGCAAAACGTAAGGCTCGACCAAGCCCACGAGCTTTAGGGCCATCGCGATGTCGCTGCCGAAACCGGGCAGCAGTGCGGCGAGGCCTTCGAGGTAGGGAAGCGCCGCTTGGGTAGTGGTTGCGATCTCGGAGACCGTGGTGGAGGTGGAAGAGGATCCGGTGGGGGATGGGGTGGTTGTCGCTATGAGTGGGGCAGTCATCTTAGGGTATCAACCTTCTTTTGTAGTTGATGAGTTTATACGCACTTAACTTGCGTGGACCTTAGCCACGGCGGCAAGGGCGTCCTTGATGCCCTTTACAAGGGCGGTTTTGCCGGCCGGGGAGTTAAGACTTGCCTCGATCTCCGACGCAAAGAAACCGGCATTTGCCTCGACAAATGCAATGATATCGGGTTCGAAGGCGTCCACGGCGGCGTTGATTTCGTCTACGGTCGCCATGAGCGGTTAACTCCCACGTGCGATGATCTCATCGATCATATTGCCCATCTGTTCGATATCGCTGGGCTTGAGCGTGGAGAGATTTTGTTGCATGTCCGCCACGATACGCTGGGCTGCGGGCGGAAGGCCCAACTGCGCGGAGAGGCTCGCAAGCAAACCGGTTTCCGCAGGTACGTTACCGGCATCCGTCATGATCTGCGCAACCAGCGCAATCTCAGTGGACTTGTTGGGATTGGCGCTGCCAAACAGGCCGCTGAAGATGCTTCCGATGGATTGCAGGAAAGTCGTCTGGGCAGTGCCGGTGACACCGGCAGAAGTCGCTGCTGCAGCAGCTTGGGACAGTGCTGCACCGATATTTGCGCCTGTAGCCATGGGTCTTGTTCCTTCGTTGAAGTGTTGGCCGAAACGTGGGGGAGTCCTCATTTGCCGCCATGCCCCAGATGACAGGCCCTGATCGAATGGGGCCAAGGTTTCTTCTCCACTGCTCCCGTGTCCGCCAGCAGCCTAGCGCAAGAAGCGTGACAGTACCACTACGAAATTAAAATAAAAATACCTTTAGCGTCGTGCGTTCCAACCAAGCAAAGCACTCTCGTGATCCCGTCCACGTACCTCGCGATACGCAGCGACGACACCGGGTTGGCGCGTGCAACTGTGCCGGATGGTGACGGAAAGGAGCGAGCCCGGCCCTTTCATGGTCGGTGGCATGTGCTGGGAAGTAACGTAGGTGTCTTCCCCGCTGCAAAAGGGGCACGGGAGTAGTTGGGCGCGGATGACTTCGTTGGCGGGTGAGGACACTAGCCGCTCGCTTCAGACGCTCGCTTCTATGTTCGCCAATGCCGTCGCGAACGTCCTGTGCAGGGCTTCAGCCAGCGTAACCGCGCTGACCCGTGCAGTGCCCCGCACGGCGACGGCGCAGCCTGCAGCTGTTTCAGCAACAACAGCAGCGTCGTAGTAGGACATGCCGTAGGCCAGGGCGAGGGTGAAAGCCGCGACGGCGGTGTCTCCTGCCCCGGACACGTCCATAACTTGGCGCGCAGAGGCAGGTATTACCGCGTAGGTGGTTCGAAAGGACACCACTTCGGATCCGGGAAGGTCTCCGTGAGACCTGCTGCGCTCCTGAGATGCAATCAAGACCCCCTTTTCGGAACGGGTGACCAGCACGGCTTCCGATTCGGTCCAAAGCATAAGATTGGTCGCCGCTTGGGCGATCTCCTCTTCGTTATCTTCGTCGAAGTTATAGCCTACCAGGTCCTTGAGTTCCTTGATATTGGGAGTAAGGGCGGTAGCGTTTGCGTACTTTTCATAGTCGGTCCCCTTGGGATCGACCACGACTATGCGGCCGCGTGAGCGTGCTTTTTGGATTAGTTTCTGGCAAATGCCGTTGGCCAGCATGCCTTTGGCATAATCCGATAGTATCAAAGAGTCATATTTTATAGTTTTATTGAGGTTTAGAAGTATCTCCGCAATATCAAGAATAACATCTTGCATGTCCGTGGCAATGGGGTCCGTAGATTCACGGTCGGCCCGCAACAGATGCGTATTATGAAGTTTTGCCACATAACGTGTTTTGACCGTCGTGGGACGCGAAGAATAAATATCCGTAGTAAAATAACTCCCACCGCCTACGTGCTGGCCGAACAGTTTCCGGATCGTAACGTCTTCCGGGTCTTTTCCTGTTATGGCGATCAGAGCGGCGTGGCCCTGGATATTAGAGAGCGACGCGAGGTTGGTGGCGACGTTACCTGCCCCGCCCAGAGCCTCTTCGCTGCGGGACTCGTGAAGAATAAGGACAGGCGCTTCCGGGGAAATTCTATCGGCGCTGCCGTAAATAAATCTATCCAGGATGACATCCCCGATGACAAGCGTGTGGGTGCGTGCAAATGAGTCGAGAAGAGAAGTTATAAGCGGGGTTAGTCTTTCCTTATGGTCCAGGGCGCTGAGGGGGATTATGGAGCCCCCAGGGATGCCACGTTCGATGGTTTGGTGGGGTGATTGGGGGTTTAGCATGGGGGTGAGGGGGCCTTTGGGGTTACTGCTGCTTCTCAAGCCACCGGAACAGTGCCCCAGTGGCCCACCAGGTGGATAATATCGTAAAACACAGATGAGGATACAACCATAGTATGTTACCAATGATGATAGCTGTGATAGGGACCAGGGCAAAGACGACGCGAATAGCAAGGCTAATTGGTAGTGGTTGGGCCAACGGCGGGTCCTCCCCCGAGACACGAAACAGATACGTCACATGTATAAGTGACCGGGAAAGGGGGCCTTTGGAAGCCTTTTGCGCCGCAAATGGTACAGACGACACGCTGCCGTTCTGGGGGTGGCTGTTTTGGGTGGTGGGGCGCTATTCGGAAGGGGGCGCCTGTGGGGGTCCAGGTGTGGGGCACGAACAAGAAAGGGGCCTTTTACGCAAGCTTAATGGAGGAATCCAAGAGCATCATGCGCTTCAAAATCGCGGCACAACCAAGCTGATGATCGATCGCGTTGGGGTCATAGTGACCGTCCGACACGTATTTACCTTTTACGTATTGGTTCGTGCTCGCCCAAACATAGGGCGAAGGTTTGCCGCGCGCGGCATAGCCGAGCCCGTTGTATTCTTCAAGTAACGTCATGGCGCCCCCAGGCGCCCAATTTTGCCAGTGAGAGGCGTGGGGTGGGTCTGCCGTAAGGGCGTGGATTGCGGCTTCTTCCCACGAGGAGAATGGTCCTTCACCGCGAGGCACATGAATGGAGACCCGATTCCAGGGATCACCTTGGGCTAAGTTTGCCTTCCAGCTCTGGGAAGCTTCCCGCTCATGAATCACGGCAATAATGTACCACGGCACCCCCGTTTTAGCGGACACGGTTTGGTATTTCTGCTTTGCGTCGGGGGCACAAAGACGCTTCGCGGTTGCGTCCAGCGTGGGAAGAAGGGCTTGTGTGGGGGTGCATGCGGCCCAGCGTGTGGCGTTTGTTTTGATGAGTTCGGGGATGTTGGTCATTTTGATTTCATCCATTCCGTAAGGATCTTGCGCGCTTCCTCGATTGGTAGCTTGAAACGCCTCGCGAGAAAAGGTGCCGCCCCGAACATATTCGTCTTACCGCTTTCGCGGAGATCGTCCAAGAACTTCACGTGTTCTGGCTTCATTTACGTGCTTCCCTATAAATCTCCAGAGCGCGCTCCCTGGTCATTTCAGGATGCTCTAGCATCATTTCCCCGATGACCCAAGATTGACGTTGGGCCTCGCGTTCTTCAGGGGACATCTTGTGATCGCGAGCGAGACGCAGAAGACGAGTCAACTCGGGAGACATGGGGATGGGGGCGCTGGGGAGGTGCATAAGAGTATCCTTCTATTCTGCGACATCCGGTGACGTAATTTCCACATAATAGCGCTTCTTGTCCAGACTGATCATCAGATGTCGCCACAACTGCTCTGCCGCGCGCTGACTCTTCATTTCGCACCGTATGTAGCCGGGATCGTTTTCAATCTGTCTAGCCAAGAGTGTTGTGTCGCTATTCCCGGCACTTATGTGTGGCTTGACCTCTACTATCCAGCGCGTATTATCCATCTTTTATCACCTCATTATAGCTTTCCGAAGCATGCTCCCTAGAGGCGCGAAAAGGTTCAACAGCGGAGCGTAACTCTTTCAAGTCGTGGGGCAGCATCGGTAGGTACAGGAGCCGCGTACCGTCACGGCTCAGTTGTACGTCCTCTATGTGCCTATCCAGTACCGTTGTTATGGCACGAAGTAACCTGGACAATTCTGGAGAGTGTTGCCCCATTCCTAGTACCCTCTTGCTGGATTGTCGCAATAGCCGACGCTATCATAATGATTGTGGTAGCGGAACCAGCCATCGCGGTCGGGGTTTAGGACTTTGGTGGGGCGGCCTTTGAAGAGTTCGTAGCCGGGAGGGAGGGGTTGTGGCTCGGGAGATGGGGGCGTTTGGGGGAGGGATAGGGCGGCGCGGGCGGCTTTGACGTGGCGCGTAGTCAGGGGAACACCAATCCCTAGAAAGTAGTGGCCGATGCGATCAATGTCGTCATCTGCAATCTCAACATCCGCCAATGGCTTTAGCGCCGCGTCCTTCGCCGCGATGGCGGCATCTGCCTTGGTTATGCGGGCGAGTGCGGTCTTGAACAGGTGCTCTAAATTACGCTGTTCTGTTTTTAGTCGATCGCAGGTGGCTTCCAGTTCCGCGACGCGGGCGCGAAGACTGTCAATTTCATCCTGTGGAATCCAAGGCATTCATCCCTCCTGCTGTTTCAGGCGTAGTGCGGCGGCGCAGAGCGCTAGGGGTTCGGTGTTGGCGCATCCGGAATGTCCGATTGCGTAGTTATTGTCTTGCATTGCGATCCAGGCCTGCCATTTGCCCTGTAGAGGGGTCATTGTGTAACGACGGGGGCCGAATAGACTACGGGCGATGGAGAGGTCTCCCGTGTAGTTGGGGGCGCGTCGAAAGGGATAGTCTTCCATGGCTGGATCGATGATGTACCAAATGCATTTGTCTAAGCGCCAGGAGGGGCCGCCGTTGGCTTCTAGGTCTTGGATTAGAGCAGTTAGGTCGATCATGCTGTGTGCTATCCTATTTCGAGGCGTTTCGTAATGCGCGCAAGCCTCGGATAAAACGATTCGCGTTGGCGTCTTTTGTATCTTGGATTATTGCCTCGCGTATGGCATAGGCGGCTTTTAGGGCACGCCGCATGTCGTCGAAGTGGTTTGGGATGCCGGGTGTGTCGTAAGCGTCACAAGCGGCGCAGATTTCTTCAGCCGTTGGTTCCATGGTTTGTGTCTTCCTCTGGGTGGTTTGGCTGCGGGGGTTGGTGTTGAGCCAACCGGGTGTGGGGTGCCAAGGTAGCCACACTCCTATCGCCGGATACCCGCGAAAATGTCGTTAACAAAATACCTATGTATTTTTTTGTATATATATTTTTTGAAATTTTACATCTTATGTTTGAAAGTGGCCGAAGGCCGAGCCGGCCTGACCACCTTTTTCATGTGCCTTTTCCGCAACACCATATATAAATCGAAGATGTGGCCATTAGGCCACATCGACCGACTCCTACGCTATAGCCGTGGCCACAATAGCCGCAACCAAGGCCGCGCCAACCCATGGCACAAGCAGCTGCAACACTATCGCTAGTTCCATCGCCCTGTCTCCCCTAAGCCGCAGTACGGCCACCATAGGCCAACACACGCTCGCCCGCTGCGAGTACGCTATCTTGCCGATCCTGTATCGCGTGCAGCGCCCAAGCCTTGCTAGTGACGCGGCGCCCTGTAAAGGCGCGCGCCAGGCGAATCAGTTCCTTCGCTGGCAGATCCCGGATTGCATCTACCGCGCCAGAAAAAGATTCGGTCAGGAAGGTTTTTTGAAGATCAGCCAAGTAGTCCATCGCCCTATTCCCCTGTTTCCCGGAACGTTCCCGCGTTCCGTGATTCTGTTATCCCATATTCGTGCGGAAGTATCAAGAGAAATCTTGATACTTCCGATCACGAATTGTAACAGCGTAGAATTATCTACGCCATTGCGCCCTTACTCGGCGCCGCCGCCGCTGCACAAAGGCGAGTGCATCATGGCGCCGAGCGAAGCCCCGTACGTACTCGCCACGATAGAGCACCATCCATCCATCGTTAATGGCGCTCGGCACGATCTCATAACTTGCTTCTCGCATAGTGATTCCCCTGCTACCGGATCAAAAGCTAGTCGCTTCCCGAATCGCATCCATATCGACCTGGCCTTGCGCTTCAAGGATCACAAGAAGCGCCTCAATCGCTGCAGGAGTCATATCATAATCCCGCATGACTGCTATCATGCGTTCCGTTTTAGTTTGCGGCTTAGTCGCTGTGCTAGTGTCGCTCATTGCCCTGATTCCCTGTTTCGTGCCGGTTTCCTGACCGGCAATTTGTTATCCCATATTCGCGTGGAAGCATCAAGGTTTTTCTTGATGCTTCCGATCACGGATTGTTACATTATCAAAAATTCCAAGGCTTGGCGCCATGTTCCGCCGCAATCTTGCGGGCTTCTACCTTGCCTTTCACCTCAATTTCGGCAAGCCGATTCGCAAATGCGATGGAAGGTCCCTTGGCAATGATAAGGATCTTTTTTCCCTTTGGTGCATTGCCATAATGTGCGGTAAGCTCGTTCATGGTCTGATTCCCTGTTTCGTTCCGGTTTCCTGTCCGGCAATCCGTTGTCCCATATCTCGGCGCCAGTATCAAGCGATAATCGACAAAGTATCATCACGAATTGTTACATCGAGGCGCGGCCTGGGGGCGCAGATCGATCGAGGCGCGGCCTGGGGGCGCAGATCGATCGAGGCGCGGCCTGGGGGCGCAGATCGATCGAGGCGCGGCCTG